CAAAAGGAGTCGTAACTCATGAAACGCTGTGCGTCGCGAGCGACGGCCAGCGCATAGGGGGAGTCGAGATTCGCGTGCCGGAGTAGGCCAAGGTAAGACTCCCACTTTTCTTGGGCAGAAGGATCGCGTGACTTCAATATTGCAGTCCTGTACCACAATCCATGGGCACTATAAGTTGGCGTTGTACCACCGAGTAGAAAACCACTGAATTCGACCCGCCTGGCATTTTCATCTTTGAACGCCCATGGGGAATGCAAAAACGGTAGGGCGGTGCAGTAACGGTCAACGGCAGCATCATCCCCGTTAATTGCTGTGGTGTCCTCAGGCTGAATAGAACAAACAAGAGAGGTAACGACCGCTCTACGGATTGAGTTAAGAATCCAGGTGTAACGATCCCCGGAATTCTGCATAGTACGCATGGGGCCATGCTGGGAAAAGCTGGACAGTCGGCGCTCAATGTAGGCGTCAACATACCACTTCGGGAAATGGAGTGAACGCATAACATGAACGTCAAAATTGACCATTGCAGCATCACAACCTACGTCCCAACGGGTGACATCGGAACCGTAGGCCCCATTGTCAACACGCCAGCGCTTGGAATATGCGGTGATGAATTGGTCCGGGTCCATTCTACGATAGAAGAGAAAATTGTCAGGAAAGGCGTCAGGTAAGTGGTTCTCAAGCCACAGTGCATACGAGGAGTCAAGAAGTGTCTGAATAATGTCATACTCATGAATAAGCTGGCCTGGAAGTGCCTCTTTTTTTGTACATTTTCTCCGCTTTCTTGATGACCTGGTTCTTCAATGAGATCTTAATGCTGGAAGGACTGCGATCAGGGTCGTGTTGGCGCAATTTTTGGAGCACTGCACGGGCAGTGCGCTTGGAAAGGTACTCATCGATTGCGAGATCAATGTAGCCATCGAAATTCTGTTCAGTCCAATGAGGCGGCATCGGGACAAGTCGGTCGTACTCGTCGCACATGTCTTTTCTAGGATTGGCCAACATGGCTTTGAGATTCTGGGCGCGAGTGGCTGTCTTCAAGCGCTTCTCAACGCTCAACCGGTAAGTTGGAGTGTCATTTCGTTTGTGGACTGCAGGATTGACAAAGGCGCCATCCTTAAACTGATCAGTTTGGCCGTAGCGAGTAGAAGCCTCCCGATCTTCCTTGGCGAAGGGGTGGAACTCCTCAACCAAATTGTCGTGTGGAGGAGTGGCCTCGGGTCGCAAGTAGTGAGGGGTAGTGTCATCACAGCTACCCTCAGACACGAAAGTCTCGTTAGAGGCTTCGATTACATGTTGGAAGGCGGAAGCCGGCACAGAAGCACCGACGTTGGCAAACCAAACAAGTTTTGGCATAGACCAGTGCAGATGGCGGTAAAACGCGGCCTTGACCAGACTACTGGGCGCCAATAAAGACCCGGTGTTAGTAGCACGCATCTCATAAACCAGGGCATTCATCAAGTCACTGCCAGTAGGCGGAGACTTAATAGTGCTCGTGGGGTCAGCGGCCGCCATGCGGATGTAGACGCCGGCCTTGCTACGAGTCAAAGCGACATACGCTGTGCGGTCCATAATAGCGCCCTCAAGGCCTGTCATGTCGACCTCCACTGGCATGTCATAATCTTCGCCCTGAACTGTCTGAAAGGTCTCGGCATGCCTGCCGGCTGCGTCAAGGACATTGACGTAACGTGGAGAGGCAGTGCTGACGGGAATGCCAATTTTCGGGCCGACTGAGTGGGTGATGAAGCCAGGCACGGTGGAAGTCGTGTAAATTCCCAGAGTATTTGAAAGGAGTTGGAAAACGCGGTGTGATAATGTGGCATACTTGGTTGTTTGTTGAGCGATGGTCGCAATAGCGCTTGGATCATGCTTGCTTTGTGTCCCTGCAACCTGGAAAGAGCGATGGCCCTGTGCGGGATCACCATTGATGACGATGTGAGTGACTAGCGGATTGGTCAGAATGACCAAGTCGAGCACTCCACCCCAAACCTGACCGGCGTCATCGAAAACGATGATGCCAGATGAAGGCTCAAGCAAAATGTTTGCCAAGGTTGGGAAATTAAAGCCGCGCATCTCTGGGAAGTCTATCTTTTCTTTGGCTTCAGCACGGAGGCTCTCAGTGTGGCTGACAACTCGCGCATTCTGACGTTGCTCAGGGGACAGGTTCCGAAGGAACTCAGTGGTGGCAACGGTCTTGCCGCAACCCGAAACACCAAGGTAGGCCGTGACAGGCACAGTAACTGTTTTGCCCTCCATACGGTAAGAATCAACGATGGCGTCAAGCGCCTTGGCAATGTCAGCAGCGGCGGCAGTGCCAAGCTCACCAGGATTGGATCTGAGGTCAGAAGATAGTCGTGAAGCACGGTGAACGTCGGCAGTAAACATGAGTTCCTCCGCTGCCAATGGCACGCAAGGGAGGGTAAAGTTCAGGTACTTGGAGACAGATCTCTGTAATTCGGCACGCAGTTCAGTCCAGCGAGCAGGCTTGGGCACCTCATTGTTTCGGCGAGCATTGTCGCGGGTTTGGGAGACTGGCGGGGGAACCGGGTTGGACCCGACCTTAAGCTCTTCAGTTAAGATGGTGCGCAAGGCAGAATAGCGATTGCGTGACATTGCCGATACAAAACGAGATCCCAGATGGCCGAAACGCTCTTGGACTCTTCGAAAGGTCGAGGCCGGTGCCAAGGTAGATGAAGATGCGAATGATGTCTCAACACTGCCGGCGACCGGCAAAGTGTTGATGCTTGGACCATAGGCGTACGGAAGAGGGTAAGGCGCGGCGGCGTTAGGGTTAAAGGCGAAGCCATCATTGTCAGCGGGATTGATTGGGACCGCAGTGAAACTTGAGACAATGGCCCGGCCCACCTCATCGTATGAGTGTGGTAGCTCATGAATACCGGCCCAGCCGATGAGAGTGGGCTCCGGTTGGACAGTTGAATCTCTAGCAGCTGCATTGTGGGCTTGGACAAACGCCTGAAAGGACGGTGGGTCATTCAGTTGAATGGTGGCTAGAAGTCGAGCAAGAGCACCAATCTTGAGAGTGATGGGCTCAGGAACAGCAACCTCAACATGCAAAGTTCCAGCGATGAGAGACCCACCAATGCGCAGGGTGAGAGTTGGCCACTGGACGTTGGCAGGGGCCGATACAGCATTGGTGTCTCCGCTTAACAGGAGCCCAAATTGGGAGACAGCACAAAAATTTTGCATCTCGTGAACAGTTACTTCCCCAATAATGGGGTTGTTGGGGTCAGGTAACTTCTGAAAATATGCCATGTACCAACTGTACCACATGTGGCTAGTGCCATAGTGGTGTGCGACGCAGTCAAAGAAGCAGGAGCGACCAGGAGTTAGCTGGGGATACATGTTAGGTTGGGCCTGGTACGCAGTGTTGACCGCACGGCACCACTCGGCGAAGTCCAAACCAGCCGGACTGACAGCCATCGCAACACCAACGGGGCCGGCAGGGATGTTGGCCGGCTGGACTAAAACGGTAGGCAACACAATGTCAACATTGCGCCTCTTAGTCTTTGTGATGCCACCACTTGACACAACCGGCAGGCAGGGAATCCTAAGGCAGTGGCCGCGACTGGTAACTCCCATGTACCAAACGCAAAGAGAGTTGGCCCAGTAGCGCAGATGGAACAAAGCAGCCTCAGTAAAACTCTCGTCAATGCTCCAATCGGGGGACCAGGCAGAGTATCCCAAGTTCGGCGGACCAAGATTAGGATCAGCAAAGTAGCCCATGAGATTTTCGATGAGAGCACCAGTCAAAAGGACAGCAGTCAGAACTGTGAAAGCTATGACGGTAGGGCTGGAGGCAGAAGTGGTGAAGAACATGAGCCACGGGACCACAGAACCAGGGATAAGGCCAGGGAGGACCGAGTGTAGTCCAACCAGCCACAGGATTGCCTGCCAGCACCAACCACGACCTGGCAACATCACAGCCAGTCGGGCACCAGGGGCACCGGTGATTTCCTGGATGAGGAGTGGGATAACGGAGCGGGACCACGCAGGGACCCACAACTGACGCCAGAAGTGTCCGGAAAGTCGGGAGAATATCTTGGAGACATTGCCCGGTATGACTGAGGCGGCAATGACCACCGCAGAGGTCAGGCCCAAACGTTCAAATGAAATGTCTGCCCAGTTGTAAAATGAACGCAGCCACGGAAAAAGGTGCGCATGGAAAAACAACAGGGTGAGACATTCTCCAATGACAATCTTAGGGATGAGGAAAGTGAAAATGCATCCGGTCCAAGCAGACACCTGTTGCAGAAGGGTGGGATGGTTGGGAATGGATGCCATGACCTGGATCGATTTGGCACGAGGGGACCAACCGCCACCAGGTGTTGGATGGATGATCCTGTTCCGCTTCCGCTCATCTATCAGAGAGAAAGTGTCAGGCAAGGGTTGTATCATGTACCACTGAAAGGAGAGGAAATAAACAGTGTTCCAGAAGCCACGCTGGAGCAGACACTGCCAAGTCTCAGGCAAATGATGTTGACGTGCCAAATATGTCGCAATCCAGCGCTCACGAGCCGAAGTCCGTGGCGTTATAGAGCCGGCAAGCTGGGAAACCTTCGCGGCAAGGTTGGACCAGGTGTGGTCCTTTGCACGGTTATCGAAATCAAGAATTCCAGACACAAGTTTCATGGGGAGGTACTGATCAGACCAGGTTCCGGCTAGTGACGAAGGCACACGAACATAAGACCCAGTGCTGAACATCCGAGTCTCCTGTTCGGTGACATCACCACAGAAAATATGCCAAACACAGTGCCCAAGCCTTTCTTCGAGTAGGACGACATGGTAGACCTTACCATTGGACGCAGTGACAGATGAGGTTCGCAGCCAAGACGTGGTCACGTCAATGGGGGTGGTATAGCCCTCACTCTCACTGCCGGTGAACATGTAGTGGAAATCGCCAAGGTCGTACTCGATGATGTGGCTAGCAGGTTCAAAAGACGATTGTCTGTCGAGCACCTCGACCGGGTTCATACCAGTGACAAACAGGTGTCCCTCTGGGTTCTGCACAGACAACTTCTCAACAAGCTCATGTGGGGTGACAACCGAGGAAACATCATCGAGGTAATGGACTGGGAAATCTCGGAAATGAGAATCCCGAATGCCAACTCCAGGGAAGCGGGACGGATCCTTGGCCTCATACAGAGGATTTTGCACAGAGCCAGCAGGCGGTAACAGCTGCAGTTTCGAAGTTTTGGTTGATATGATGCCATAATTATTCGCGGGCAGGTAAAGACGCATACGCTGCATCTGTCCCTCAATGATGCAGCGATGGAGGGCGTGTGGACGCTCAGGTGCATCAGGATTGGGGAACTCCATTGAGAGACTCTGAAGTATATGATGTTGACTGGCAGGAATATTGTAAGGAGTGGACTCAACAGCGTTTTGCCGGGTTCGGTAGTAATCGACAAGATGGCGGTTCATGATGGCATTTTGCTGTGGAGACCCGGCAAAGAACGAAGGCGAGAGAGTTGCACCAACCTTAAGGGAGTACTGGTAAAGGAGGAGAAGAAGCTTCTCATCCATGACCGACTCAACCTTAGTGGGAAGGGTGCAGTGGTAGTTCTCAAGGGTTGGGCACTCACAGGCAGGACGGTGGATCTGTACATCCTCAATGCGCAGATTGTGGTCACGGGTGGTGAGGATGAGCGGGGTGTCTTCCTCGAGAGGGAAGTAGAGCATGGCCTCCTCAGCGGGCGTGAGCTCCTTTGGAGGGGTTTCGGCAGACGCCCGAAATAGTGCCCTGCGGCACCATTTTGGGAGCTTGAAACCCATGGCCTACACAAATGTCTTGGTTCGCGTGATGCACGCGAAAACCAATGTGATGAAAG